ATGTCAAACAATGCAAACCAGAACCAATCCAACGAACGCAAAATCTACCTCAGGGACCTGCACCAGTGGGTGCCAGTCAGCAAGACCGACTACGACAACTATTACCGCGATATCAATGCCTATCGCCGCAGGCAACAGGAGCACGGCCGCTGCGTCTGCCCAGCAAACAAGCGCTACCTTTGTGATATGGATTGCTGGACCTGCCGTTTTCACAAGGCTGGCGATGAGCTTTCCCTTGATTACACCGTGACCGACGACGACGGCAACGAAAAGAGCTGGCTCGATGACTTGGCGGACGATGCTCCAGGTGCTCAGTCAATCCTAGAGGATCGCGAACTGCTTGACACCCTTATTTGCATGCTGGACAAGCTCGACCCCGACGGACGCCGTATCTGCGAGCTACTGCTTCAAGAAAAGTCCGAACGCGAGATTGCTGCCATCATGGGCATTTCTCGACAATCCACCATCAACTACAAGAAGAAAAAGGCATTTGACGCTTTACGGGAGCACCTACGCGACTACATCTAATGCCGCATCCATCCTTCTCCGGCTGCCTAAATTAGTGGCCGGAGAAAATCTTTTTTCCTGATTTTCGTTCAAACACCATTCTCACCTCCATTGGGTAGTGGAAAGAGCAAAACGACAAGCGCTCCATCCAAGGAGGTGAAAGAAATGCAAAAGGCACAGACAAGACCACGGAACTGCGCTGCAGATGATGAACTCGTAGATGTTCTCACTGCAATTAGCGTTGTATCCATGCGGCTGGCAAGAAAATTGACCTTGCTCGCCGGACAGAGCCAATCCAAGGAAGGAGGAAAAGCACATGAGCAAAATGAGCGACATGGCCATGACCATCGAAGAACTACGCAGCGCAGCTGCAGCTATTAACGAAGCCGCAAATTGGCTAGCCGAGCAGTTCAGCACCAATGAACCAACGCCAGAACCTACACCCACCGAACCGGTACTTACGCTGGAAGCGGTCAGAGCAGTCCTTGCGGACAAGTCACGCGCTGGCTTCACAGCTCAGATTCGCTCTCTGCTCCAGAAGTACGGTGCCGATAAGCTGTCCGGTATTGACCCAGCCAACTATAAAGCACTGCTTGCAGATGTGGAGGGACTGAACGATGCCAGCTAAAGGACACGCTCTTCTCTCCGCATCCAGCTCCGAACGCTGGCTCCGTTGTCCGCCCTCGGCTCGACTCTGCGAGAGCTACAACGATAAGGGCAGCAATTACGCTGCCGAAGGCACCGACGCTCACGAGCTTTGTGAGTACAAACTCCGTCAGGCACTGGGCATGGAGGCAAAGGACCCGACTGAGAACCTCACCTGGTTCAACGAGGAAATGGCCGACTGTGCTTCTGGCTACGCCACCTATATTCTTGAACAGGTAGAAGCAGCCAAGCAAAACTGCGCTGACCCTGTCGTTCTGATCGAGCAGCGTGTGGACTTCTCTCGCTGGGTGGAGTCCGGCTTTGGCACCGCCGACTGCATCATTATCGCGGACGGTACCCTGCAGATATGCGACTACAAACACGGGTTAGGCGTTCTCGTAAGCGCAGTAAAGAATCCACAAATGCAGTGTTACGCCCTCGGTGCCCTGGAGCTGTTTGACGGAATTTACGACATCGACACCGTTCTCATGACCATTTATCAGCCCCGACGCGATAACGTCAGCACCTATGAGCTCTCAAAAGATGAGCTTTACCGCTGGGCGGACGAGGTGCTCAAGCCGACTGCCAATCTCGCCTTCGCAGGTAATGGTAACTTTCTCTATGGTGAATGGTGCGGTTTCTGCAAGGCAAAGCACGACTGCCGCGCCAGAGCCGATGCCAACATGGAGCTTGCCCGCTATGACTTCAAGCTACCGCCGCTTCTCACTGACGAGGAAGTCGAAGAAATCCTCACCCGAGTCGATGATCTTGTCGCTTGGGCTACGGACATCAAGGAATATGCCCTACAGCAGGCCATCAGCGGCAAGGAATGGAACGGTTGGAAGCTGGTCGAAGGCCGCTCCAATCGCAGGTACACCAATGAAACAGAAGTCGCTGATGCAGTTAGCAGCGCAGGCTTTGACCCATATGACCACAAGGTCCTCGGCGTCACTGCCATGCAGAAGCTGCTCGGCAAATCCCGCTTTGACGAACTACTCGCGGCTTACATCGAAAAGCCGCAAGGTAAACCCACGCTTGTACCGGAAAGTGACAAACGCCCGGTCATGAATACAGCCAAAAATGATTTTATGGAGGAAAACGATTATGAATAACAACACCAATAAAGCCAACAACCCAATGAAGGTTATCACTGGACCCGACACCCGTTGGAGCTATGCAAACATCTGGGAAGCCAAGAGCATCAACGGCGGCACTCCGAAGTTCTCCGTTTCGCTCATTATCCCGAAGTCCGACACCAAGACCGTGGCCAAGATCAAGTCTGCTATTGAGGCTGCTTACCACGAGGGAGAAGCAAAGCTCAAAGGTAGCGGCAAGTACGTGCCCCCGATGGCAGCAATCAAGACCCCGCTCAGGGATGGCGATTCTGAACGCCCCGACGATCCCGCTTACGCCAATGCGTACTTCATCAACGCCAATTCAGCTACCGCTCCCGGCATCGTGGACGCTGATCGCAATCCTGTTCTGACCCGCTCTGAGGTTTACTCCGGCGTGTATGGCAGAGCCAGCATCAGCTTCTACGCCTTCAATTCAAACGGCAACAAAGGCATCGCTTGCGGTCTGAACAACTTGCAAAAGGTGCGCGACGGCGAACCTCTCGGTGGCAAGGTTAGTGCCGAGTCCGATTTCGCAACCGAAGATGATGAGGACTTTCTCGCCTAAGACTAAGGGCTATGAGGGTGGCGGAGTAATCTGCCACCCTTTTTTAGATTGAGAAAGGATGGAAATATGGAAAACGAAATATGGAAAGACATTCCCGGCTATGAAGGTAAATACCAAGCCAGTTCTCTTGGACGTATAAAAAGTCTTGAGCGCACAGTGTGTAGCTCAAATCAGGCTGCCACCTTTGACTTCACCTTAAAAGAAAGGATACTCAGACCTGGGAAACGCGATAAATGTGGTCATATGTCTGTTGTTCTGAATGATCCCAGAAAAGCGTACGGAGTACACCAGCTCGTAATGCTGGCATTTACTGGCGAACCTCCTTCAGGCTGTTGTGTTCTTCATAACAATGGTATTCCAGCAGATAACAGACTTTCAAACCTTCGCTATGACACACAATCTGAAAATCTAATTGATGTATTCAGGCAAGGGAGAGTTTTGAAAAAATTATCCGCTGAAGATGCTGAACAGATTAAGTTTGGATTGTGCTGCAAGATTTCCTGTCGTGAACTTGGTGAGATGTATGGTGTAGTTCATCAGACAATAAGCAAGATAAAGAATGGAGTGAGATTCTCATGGAAAATATAAAAACTCTCTTCTGCGATATCGAGACATTTTCTTCTGAGAATCTTGCAAAATGTGGTGTTTACAGATATTCCGAAGCAATTGACTTTGAGATATTGCTGTTCGGATATTCAATAAACGAAGGTGAAATAAATGTGGTGGATTTAACTTGCGGCGAAACAATCCCAGAAAGAATCCTTAAGGCTATACAGAACCCTGATGTTATTAAATATGCCCACAACAGCTCCTTTGAAAGAATATGCATTAGTAAATATCTCAATCTGCCATCTGGCGAATATCTCAATCCAGATTCTTGGCGATGTACCATGACTTGGGCTGCATACATGGGTTTGCCACTTTCATTAGAAGGTGTCGGTGCTGTGTTAAATCTAGGCAAACAAAAGCTTTCGGAAGGGAAAGATCTCATTAAGTATTTCTGTCAACCTTGTGCTCCCACAAAAATCAACGGGGGCAGAAGCAGGAATTACTCATATCACAATGCTGAAAAATGGAAGCTTTTCAAGGAATATAACAAACGCGATGTTGAGGCTGAAATCGCAATAAAACAAAAGTTAGAAAAACATCCGGTACCGGAGAACATCTGGGACGAGTACCACCATTCCGAAAATATCAATGACCGAGGTGTGGCATTAGATATGACATTGGTTGAAGAAGCAATCAATATGGATGGTCGATCCCGGTCGGAACTTATCGTGGCTATGAAGAAGTTGACCGAGTTGGAAAATCCGAATTCGGTAATGCAGATGAAGGAATGGCTCGCAGCCAATGGTCTTGAGACTGACTCCCTTGGTAAGAAAGTGGTTGCAGAATTGCTAAAGACAGCACCTCCGGAACTAGCAAACGCTCTCTTACTCAGGCAGCAGCTTGCTAAATCTTCTGTAAAAAAGTATCAAGCTATGAAAAATTGTGTTTGTGCTGATGGCCGGGTAAGAGGAATGTTTTTATTTTATGGCGCAAATCGAACAGGCCGCTTTTCTTCGAAAATGGTGCAGTTACAAAACCTCCCTCAAAACCATCTTGAGGACTTTGCCGAAGCGCGTGCCCTTGTTCGCTCCGGTGATTTTGATGCTCTGGAAATGCTCTATGAGGATGTGCCGGACACGCTGTCGCAGCTTATCCGCACTGCCTTCGTCCCAAGGGCCGGGGCTAGGTTCATCGTCTCAGACTTCAGCGCTATCGAAGCCCGCGTCATAGCGTGGCTGGCCGGTGAGCAGTGGCGACAAGACGTCTTTGCCAAGGGTGGCGATATCTACTGCGCTTCCGCATCACAAATGTTTAAGGTGCCGGTTGAAAAGCATGGTGTCAACGGCCACCTTCGTCAAAAAGGCAAGATTGCTGAACTCGCGCTCGGTTATGGCGGCTCAGTGGGTGCGCTCAAGGCAATGGGTGCCATCGAAATGGGGCTCGATGAACACGAACTTCCTCCGCTGGTTGATGCTTGGCGACAAGCTAACCCGCGAATCGTGAAATTCTGGTGGGATGTAGACAAGGCAGCTATGGAGGCAGTTCGGCATAAACGCACCAACTCGACTCACGGGATCACTTTCTCCTGCCAGAGCGGGATGCTTTTCATTACACTTCCTTCCGGTAGGCGGCTTGCCTATGTGAAGCCGCGAATCGGAGAAAACAAGTTCGGTGGGCAGTGCATCACCTACGAAGGCGTTGGTGCTACGAAGAAGTGGGAACGACTGGATTCCTACGGACCAAAGTTCGTGGAAAACATCGTACAAGCAACTGCCCGCGACATCCTCTGCAGTGCCATGCAAACGCTCCGTCACTGCTCTATCGTCATGCATGTCCACGACGAAATCGTCATTGAAGTCGACAACCAAACCTCTCTGCAAGATATCTGTGAGCGGATGAGCCAGACCCCAACCTGGGCAACCGGTCTCGTCTTAAGTGCAGATGGTTATGAGACAAACTTTTATAAAAAAGACTAAGTCTTTTCGTTCAATTCACAACCTTAACTCCATTACATAGTAAGGGCTTTATAATACCCAGATTGGAGGTTTCATGAACATTGATAAATACAACAAAGAAGGATACTATGATCCCACTCCCTATGAAGCATTAACAGAAATCGAGAAACGAGAACGGGCAATCCGATCATTTCGTCCCATCATCTATATCTGTTCACCGTATTCTGGAAATGTAGAGAAAAACGTAATAGCGACCCAAGGTTACTGTCGCTTTGCTGTGGATCAAGGATATATCCCCCTTGCACCCCACCTACTCTTTCCCCAGTTTCTTGACGATGACAATCCCAATGAGCGACAGCTTGGCCTATTCTTCGCCAATGCGCTCATGACAAAATGTGCAGAAGTCTGGGTGTTTGGTAGCACTATTTCTCATGGAATGCAAGAAGAGATCAAACGGGCTAAGTGGAAGCATTTTCCTTTGCGCTACTTCACTGAAAACTGCGAGGAGATACAGAAATGAATACATATACAGCTATACCGACTGAATATAAGGGCTATCGCTTCCGGTCAAGGCTTGAGGCACGATGGGCAGTGTTCTTCGACGCGTGCGAAGTAAAATGGGAATACGAGCCTGAGGGTTTTAAGCTCCCTAATGGTCAACTATATCTTCCTGACTTCTTACTTCACGGCTGTGCTGGGAGGAGTCCAAGTGATCTGTATGTTGAAGTCAAAGGGAAAATGACCGAAGCTGACGCCGAGAAGATACTTCAATTCAGCGGCCTAAAATACTTTGAGATTTGTGAAATTGTGAATCCTATTCTTGTCGTTGCTGGGATTCCTGACGGTGATTGTATCGATGATATTGATAATTTCTGTCAGGAAATGGGTTATAGAGGTTTTCCAGAAATCAAGGCTAGTATATATCCCTTTAACTTTGTGACCATAGACGGAGATTACTTCGTAGCCCATCCCGGTATCAACAAGAAAGGTCAATTTGAACTTTTTGGTGATGACAGCAGTTACACCTCTGATCGGGACGACCAAGCTACCTTGCATGCCTTTAAGCTGGCAAGGCAAGCACGATTTGAACACGGCGAACAGCCAGGAACATGGAGGAGCACTTATTATGCGTGAATTGAAGATTGCCCTCGGTAATTCCCGACAGGCTAAATTCTGGTCGAACAAGACCCTAACCTTTGAAGCGATCTGCGAGCGACTGAAAACACCGATTCGCACCACGGAAACGGTAGAGGAGTATACAAAGATGCCTAAGCCTAAGCGCGATGAAATCAAAGACAAGGGTGGCTTCGTCGGTGGTCATTTGCGTGACAATCTCCGTAAAGCAGGCAATGTGTCCTGCCGCTCTCTTTGGACACCAGACCTCGATAATGCTACCCCCGAGTTCGTTGCATTGCTGCCGAATAAGCTACATTTCAAATGTGCGGTTTACTCAACACACAGCCATACACCGGTAGCTCCTCGTCTCCGTATCGTCGCACCCTTCACCAGAGATATCTCCGCAGATGAATTCGTAGCAGTATCGCGCTATATGGCTGCGGAGCTTGGCATTGATATGTTCGATGAGTGCTCGTTTATCCCCAACCAACTGATGTATTGGCCGACCTGTCCAGCCAATGGTGACTACCTTATCGATTTCGTGGATGGTGAATTACTCGACCCGGATAAGATTCTAGCAGCGCATCCGGATTGGCAAGACTGCTCGCTGCTACCAACCACATCGCGTGAAAGCAAAGTACATAAACCAAGTCAAAAACAGCAGGAAGACCCCCTATCAAAGTCCGGTGTCGTTGGAGCCTTCTGTCGCACCTATTCCATCACGGTAGCCATCGAAAAGTTTCTTTCAGACACTTATGCCCCATCAGTCATAGAAGGCCGCTACGACTACATCTCTGGAAAAAGCACAGCTGGCGTCGTGATTTACGACGATAAGTTTGCTTATAGCCACCATGCGACAGACCCCACTTGCGGAAAACTGCTTAATGCCTTTGATCTCGTTCGCATCCATAAATTCGGAGGTGACGATGAGAAAAAGTCATATCAGGCCATGACGGAGTTTGCCTTACAGGATGAAAACGTCAAATTGTTATTAATCTCAGAACGACAAGCACAGGCAACCCATGATTTCTCATCCGGTGATGGAGATACCGACTGGCAGAAAAAGCTACAATACGAGACTCGCTCGACGGTACTGAAGAACAATCTACACAACCTAACTTTGATTCTTCAAAACGATGAAAACTTGAAATCGATCTGTTTCAACCAGCTCGCCGATGGCATGGAGATTACGGGTTCCGTGCCATGGAAGCATCCAGCACAGTTCTGGCGCGATGCTGACGATGCACAGCTCATCTGTTATGTCGATGCGAACTACGGGTCCTTCTCAGCCCGGAACTATCAGGTTGCTGTTACCAAGGTAGTAGACGACCGTTCCTACCATCCCATTCGTGAGTATCTGAACTCGCTTTCACCTTGGGATGGTATCACGCGTGTCGAAAGCCTTCTCATCGATTATCTCGGGGCAGAAGACAATACCTATACTCGGGCAGTTACCCGAAAAACGCTCTGCGCGGCGGTAGCGAGAGTTCAGAATCCCGGCATCAAATTCGACTATATTCTCGTGCTAAATGGTGATCAGGGTATTGGTAAATCCACTCTCATCGCTAAACTTGGTGGTGAATGGTATTCCGATAGTGTGAACCTCACAGATATGAACGACAAGACCGCTGCAGAAAAACTGCAGGGTTATTGGATCATCGAGATTGGCGAATTGGCCGGCATGAAGAAAGCCGACCTTGATAAAGTCAAAGCATTCATCTCTCGTCAGGACGATAAGTATCGGGCCTCCTTTGGTCGCCGAGTCACACCACATCCGAGGCAATGTATCTTCTTTGGCACGACCAATTCTCAAAACGGATACCTCCGTGACATTACAGGCAATCGCAGATTCTGGACGGTCAAAACTCCCGGTACAAGTAAGATGCAGCCGTGGCAACTCACCCAAGAGGATGTCAACCAGATATGGGCTGAAGTGCTGGTGCTCGTAGAGCGCGGTGAAGATATCTATCTCGACCCGTATTTGGAAAAACTATCTCAAATCGAGCAGTCTGAAGCGATGGAACAGGATGATCGTGAAGGTCTAGTTATCTCCTACCTCAATCTTCTACTGCCGGAGAAATGGGATGAGATGGATATTTATACAAGGCAGGAATACATCCGTGATCCAGACAGTCCTACCCAACCGAAAGGTACGATTCTCCGCAGCAGCGTCAGCAATTTGGAGATCTGGTGTGAATGCTTTGGTAAAAGGAAAGAGGACATCAAGCCGTCCGACTCTTATGCGATAGCAGCCATCATGCTTCGCATCCCAGGTTGGCAAAAAGTTGACGAACGCAAGATACTACCCATCTATGGTAGGCAACGATTGTATAAGCGTATCTAGGCATCTATGGACAGCCTCTCAGAACAACACGCACAGCTTGTCCCTGTCCTAGAGGCTGTCCAGAGCCAATTCCCTGTGAAAAGGGGTAAAAATGGCAGATTTGGACAAATGGACAACGATTTCTATATAGTACAAAAAAATAGAAATATTATAGAAAAAGGAGCTCTGTCCGAGCGCATATACGCGCGTAGAGAAAATCTGGACCACTTGTCCGCGGAGGGAAAGCGATGAGAGAAAAACAAATCGAACAAAAACTAACGATGTCGGTTAAAGCGATGGGAGGTATTGCACCAAAGCTTGTATGCCCGGGTTTTGACGGAATGCCTGACCGACTCGTACTTTTACCGGGAGGTCATATTGGCTTTGTGGAAGTCAAGGCACCCGGTAGAAAACCTCTCCCCTTGCAGCTAGCAAGGCATAAGTTGCTCCTGCGACTTGGATTCCAAGTGTTTGTCCTAGATGACGAGAAGCAGATTGGAGGGATTCTTGATGAAATCATTAAGATCTAAGGAGGTGATGCCAAATGAAGTTCATACCGCATGAGTATCAGAATTACGCCATCAACTATATCGAAGACCATCAAGTATCTGCCATACTCCTAGATATGGGCCTCGGTTGAGTAAGAGCGTAATAACATTGACGGCTCTGAATAACCTGCTGTTTGACCGCTTCGAGGTGCATCGTATTTTGGTGATTGCACCGTTGAGAGTGGCTCGGGACACATGGCCCGCTGAAGCAGATAAGTGGAATCACCTTCAGAACCTCATCTACTCCGTTGCAGTAGGCACTGAAGCAGAACGCCGTAATGCTTTGATTCAACAAGCCGATATCTATATCATCAATCGTGAGAATGTTCAGTGGCTTATCGAAGAAAGCAAACTCCCTTTCAATTTTGACACCTTGGTCGTCGATGAGCTCTCCTCTTTCAAGAATTATCAAGCAAAGCGCTTTCGAGCACTGATGAAAGTAAGGCCAAGAGTTAAACGAGTCATTGGCTTAACAGGGACGCCATCGACCAACGGTCTCATGGACTTATGGGCTGAGTTTCGATTATTAGATATGGGTCAGCGTCTTGGACGATTCATTGGTCACTACCGGCTAGATTACTTTCAGCCAGATAAACGAAATGGCCATATCGTTTTCAACTACAAGCCTCTCCCCGGGGCTGAGGAAAGAATCTATGACAAGATAGCCGACATTACCATTTCCATGAAATCTACAGACCATCTCAAAATGCCGGAACTCGTAAGCAGCGAATATGCGGTTTATCTTTCAGAAAGTGAGAAACAGCGATATGAGGAGCTTAAGAACGATTTGATTCTGCAACTACCGAGTGGTGACATTACAGCTGCTAATGCTGCTGTGCTCACCGGTAAGCTTTGCCAGATGGCGAATGGAGCAATCTATAGCGATGATGGCCAAGTCTCCCCTATTCATGAGCGTAAACTGGATGCTTTAGAGGATATGATCGAGGCCGCTGGAGATAACCCGGTGCTGGTAGCTTATTGGTTCAAGCATGACCTAACCCGCATTTCTCTGAGATTAGTGAAATTGGGTGTGCCCTTTGTTAAGTTGGATTCCAATGATAGCATAAAGAAGTGGAACAAGCGCGAAGTGTCTGTTGCACTCATCCATCCCGCTTCTGCTGGACATGGTTTAAATCTACAAAGCGGTGGTTCTACGTTGATCTGGTTTGGACTAACCTGGTCTTTGGAATTGTATCAGCAAACCATCGCGCGCTTGTGGCGGCAAGGACAAAGTGCAAGGACAGTGGTGGTGCAACACATTATCACCAAAGGAACCATCGACGAACGCATCTTGAAAGTGTTATCCAAAAAAGGCAGCACCCAATCAGCTTTAATTGAAGCGGTAAAAGCCGATTTGCAAATCTAAGACAATCTATGACAATCCGTGCCAATCCGAGAGGAATAAAATTCGGAGGTACGATGATGAAACATTATGAAGAACTTGCAAATGCCATTATTGTCCAAGCAACGGTGGATTATGGAATAGCCGTCCAATTTTTAAAACAGCACCCACACACTCCGGACCTTGATACAAAAGAGGCCAAGAAAGATCCGGAGAAACGAAAGCGAAGGAGACGCATCATCAAGGTGGAAAACGAACGTGATGATATTGAACGTTTCTTCCTTTCCACTTGGTTTGAAACCTTATCGAAACTAGACGGTGAGATACTACTTGAGAAAGTCAAAAAAGTGGTGGTGAGTTAACATGACGACACTAGAGTTTTTAAGTCAAGCTTACCGTCTAGACCTTCGTATTGATTGCAAACTGGCTCAAATTGCTGCTCTCAACGAATTGGCCACTAAATGCACCTCGACACTCTCAGATATGCCTCATCAGCCCAATTACAGTGTCTCTTCGATGGCGGAAGCCGTGAGCAAAATCGTCGACCTACAGAAGGAAATTGATGTGGAAATCCACCAATTGATCGATATTAAGCGACAAATCGTTAATTACATTAAGGCAGTTGAGAACAAGGAGTGCCAAACTCTTTTGGAACTTCGATTTCTTTGTGGATGGACCTGGGAGGAAATTGCTTTCAAGATGGGCTACAGCATTCAACACACATTTCGAATGCGGGAAAAGGCTTTGAAGCAAGTCGTGATCGAACAAAGTGGAGAGTAAAGGAGAGTTGATATCCTATGGAGGTATAGTATAATGATATTGATGAAACTATAACAAAACGACCACCAAAGGTTAAACCCCTCTGGTGGTCTTTGCTATTTGTAAAATGCGAGGTGATCTCTCTGATGCCCTACAAACCAAAGCGTCCTTGTGCTTACCCCGGCTGCAGTCTACTAGTCGAGAGTGGACAATACTGTGCTGAGCATCAGAAAGAGATGAACAAGCAATACAATAGGTTTGAGCGAGACCCTGAGTCCAACAAGAGATATGGTCGTGCTTGGAAACGGATTCGCGACCGATTCATAAAAGATCACCCTTTGTGCGAGGAGTGTAAGCGAAACGGAATCTTGACTCCTGCTGAAGAGGTTCATCACATTGAACCTCTATCCAAAGGTGGAGGAAACGATAGAAGCAATCTCATGGCTTTATGCAAGCTGTGCCACTCTCGGATCACTGCTGAGAGTGGTGACAGATGGACTGACTCATGATAAGGAGAATATAATGATATATGAGAAAACTTGTGCTGCCTGTGGCAGCTTTTTTATTACCCAAAATGAGAAGCAAAAATGCTGTTCCTCTAATTGTGGATTAGCATTGGGGCGTAAGGATAAGAAATACTACACCTGTCAGTACTGTGGTGAGCCTTTCTGGAAGCCTAACGGCTTTCGTAAAAAATATTGCAGCAAGGAATGTCAGATGGCTGCGAGACATGACGAGGCAGTAGAACGCCAAAAAAATTTGCTTCCAGCTCCCCAACCTACGGTTTACAACCGTGAGTGTTTGTGGTGTGGTGAGATGTTTAAAACGACATATCCGAACAAACTGTATTGTTCTTCCGAGTGCTCATACGGAGGGAACAAACGCATGAAGCGGCAGCAATGGGCTGACGTGTATACATCGCATTCTTTTGCCTGTTTAGAGTGCGGTTCAGAAGTCCAAACGAAATGCGGTGACAAACATTCGCGTTTCTGTTCTGAAGCGTGTATGGAAAAGTATCATTCGCGGATTTACAAGAAGCAACGCAAGCTACAATTGAGACGCGCTTGGGTTGAACAGGTGACATTTGATAATGTTTATCATCAGAGCAAAGGTGTCTGTGGCATTTGCGGGTTACCTGTTCCGTATGACAAATCGCCTGATAATCTCTGGGCAGCAACAATTGACCACATTATTCCACTATCACGTGGCGGGAAGCATGAGATGTCGAATTGCCAGCTTGCACACAGATTATGCAATTCGATGAAACAGGATGATATCGAAGTTTTTCATATCAACTGGGCAGAAAAAAATAGGATAGATAGCGGACGCTGGACGGATGTTCTTGTTGAATATGCTTCATTGATGAATCACAGGGTTGTATAGGCGGGCTGGGGAAGGTTAAATCCGTAAAAAAAACAATTAAGGACAGCGGTGAGGGCCTTCACGCTAAAAAACGCAGAATCAAAGAGGGGAATTGCCCTCGAGTGAAAGTGAGGTGATGCTATGGCGAAGGACGGAACCATTCGTGGTGGTGTTCGTGTGGGAGCAGGTGCAAAAAAGAAGCCCTTGGCGGATAAGATCATGGAGGGAAACCCCGGTGGGAGGAAACTAACTGTCATCGAGTTTAACAACACGGCAGACTTAAAAGGGCTCTCTATGCCGGAACCCAACAAAATGCTGGAAGCCATTCAGAAAGATGGCAAAGCACTTATTGCCGGAGAAATCTTCAAAAATACCTGGCAGTGGCTTAACGAACGAAATTGTGCAGCACTGGTATCGCCTCAGTTATTGGAACGATATGCCATGAGCGTAGCTCGATGGATTCAATGTGAAGAGGCGGTTACCGAGTATGGTTTCTTAGCAAAACACCCAACAACCGGAAACGCAATACAAAGTCCATATGTGGCCATGGGACAAAATTATATGACTCAAACCAATCGGCTCTGGATGGAGATCTTTCAAATTGTCAAAGAAAACTCTGTTGGAGAGTATAGTGGAGCAAATCCACAAGATGATGTCATGGAGCGTTTGCTCACAGCTAGGCGAGGAAAATAAGGAGTGATGAAAATATGCTAACTTACAAAACCGCAGAAAGTGTATGCATGGGCCATCCGGATAAGCTATGCGATCTCATTGCAGATAGTATCTTAGATGCCTGTCTGCGAGAGGATCGTGCTTCCAGAGTTGCCTGTGAAGTAATGGCGACTAAGGGGAAGATTGTCGTAGCGGGTGAAATCACCTGTAGCGCGAAAGTCGACATCCGATACATTACGAGAAGTGTCTTAAGAGATGTTGGATACAATCCCAGAGAATTCGATGTTCTTGTCTTTGTCCATCAGCAGAGTGCAGACATCTCAGCCGGAGTCGATCAGGCTTTGGAAGCTCGAGCCGGACTAACCGAACCGTATAGCACCTTGGGTGCCGGAGATCAAGGGACAATGTATGGCTATGCATGTATCGAAACATTGGAGCAGCTACCTCTCCCCATTGTCTTGGCTCACCGGTTAGTTCAACGCATCGACAGTTGTCGCAAGGGTAATCTAATCAAGGGAATCAAACCGGATGGCAAAGCTCAAGTAACAGTGGAGTACGAAAGCGGTAAACCAAAAAAAGTCAAGACCATCGTCATTTCCGTGCAGCACGATCAGGATAAAACTTTGCCCGAGTTGAAAGCAGATATCCTCACCCAGGTCTTATGGCAGTGCTTTGAAGATTTCCCTTTTGACGAAAACACTGAAATCCTGATCAATCCCGCAGGGAGATTCGTTGAGGGTGGACCGGCAGCAGACACTGGACTGACCGGTAGGAAGATCATGGTCGACACTTATGGTGGCTTGGCATCACATGGTGGAGGTGCTCTATGTGGCAAAGACCCCACCAAGGTTGATCGAAGCGGAGCTTACATGGCACGTTATATCGCTAAGAATATTGTTGGGAGCGGTCTTGCTACAGAATGCGAGGTCGCTATTTCTTATGCCATTGGTAAAGCCAATCCGGTCGCTATCAATGTGACATCATTCCTGACAAGCAAACTTACAGATGAACAGCTCGCTGCCGTTGTCAAAGAAGTCTTCAATCTTCGACCGGCGGCGATGATTGAAAAGTTGCGTTTGAGAACACCCTTCTTTGCGGACACTTCCAGCTATGGACACTTCAACTCCATCTTGTTCCCTTGGGAACAGGTGAACATGACACCAGAGTTGAGAAAGGCAGCAAGTAAATATGCAAATTGAAAAACTCAAGATTGAATACCTCTCACCAGCGGAATACAATCCCAGAAAAGACTTAAAGCCAGGAGATGCAGAATATGAAAAGCTCAAGCGCTCCATTCAGGAGTTCGGATATGTAGAACCCATTATTTGGAACAAAAGCACTTCTCATGTTATTGGTGGCCACCAGCGGTTAAAAATATTACTTGATTTAGGCTATACCGAAGTCGAGTGTGTGGTGGTAGACATGAGCGAAGAGAAAGAAAAAGCACTCAACATCGCGCTCAACAAGATCAGTGGCGCGTGGGATCAAGAGAAACTCGCTCTCCTGATTACCGACCTTCAAGGGACCGACTTCGATGTTTCTCTCACCGGTTTTGATCCGGCTGAATTGGATGAACTGTTCAAGGCCTCAGTCAAGGATGGCATTAAGGACGACGACTTCGATGTTGATTCAGAACTAAAAAAGCCTGCCATCACCAAATTGGGAGATACTTGCAGGTTGGGTCCGCACCGATTGGTGTGTGGTGATTCCACGAAGCAAGAGACCTTCACCCAACTAATGGATGGTAAGCAAGCAAATCTGGTAGTTACCGATCCACCTTATAATGTAAACTACGAAGGTACAGCCGGAAAGATAAAAAACGATAACATGGGCAACGAAGCCTTTTATCAGTTTCTATTGGAGTCCTTTCAGAACATGGAAGCGGTGATGACAAAGGATTCCTCCATCTATGTTTTCCACTCTGATACGGAAGGTTTAAATTTCAGGAAAGCGTTCTCGGATGCAGGCTTCTACCTTTCTGGGACCTGCATCTGGAAGAAGCAATCTTTGGTGCTTGGCCGTTCCCCCTATCAGTGGCAGCATGAGCCCGTGCTATTTGGTTGGAAGAAAAGCGGTAAGCATAACTGGTATGCCGATCGCAAACAA